ATAGAAGTTACACCTTTTGGAACAGTAAATGTATAAGTTCCTGGAGTTGTATATAACTTAAATTGTTCAATTTTTTTGGATGCTGGTTTTGGACCAGGAGAAGGTTTTGGACCAGGAGAAGGTTTTGGACCAGGAGATGGTGAAGGACCAGGAGATGGGGAAGGAGTTGGTTTTGGTCCAGGAGAGGGTTTTGGTCCGTCCGAAGGGGCACAAGTTGGTTCTGGTTCTCTGTCTGGTTCTGGATATGGAGTTGGTGGTGGAGGTGCTGGTGGACCAGGAACTTCAACAGTAATAGGTTGTGAAAAATCAGTTGTCGATGTTGGTAAAGACTCTGATAGAGTTCCTACTTCTCTCAATCTATTTCTTATATAACCATAAGCTTCCTGAGTTGTTTTAATAGTTCCCTTAGCAAAGAAAGTGGATTCTGCTAAACTGTTTAGTAATCCAGGAACAGTTGAGTTACTCTGTAAACTTGATAATCTAAAGACTTTTTCTCCAGTGTTAAATCTAGGGTTGCTTGGAATAGATGGGTCGGGAATATAAAGAGAAGCAATCAATGTTCCAACATTGTCAGTAATCAATCTTACGGGCTTAACTCTAGCAGTAGCACCACTTGAACTTCCGATTAGAACCATTCCGGATGAAACATATCCAAAAGATTCTCCAATTGCTTCTTCTGATAAGAGGAAAGTATCAATATTTAAAAATTCAGATGCTTCTGAGTAACTTGTTGGAACATTTTGAGTTCTATCGTATGGATTGAAGAAGTAAGTTGCTGTTGGAGAATCATATCTACCTTCTCTATGATTTGGTTGACAAAGACGGAATCGAATATTTGCTTTACCTTCACCATCTACTAATCTTAATGTTCTAACAGTTTCTCCAATTTGGAACACTCCAGATAACATTTCAATTTCCAATAGTTTTGGAACCATAAATGCATCAACACTTTGTCCATCAAAAAACGCATACATCTGAGTATATGGTTTTAACTTTTTGGATATAATTTCAATATTTCTTGACCTACAGTAAGTGGCAATATCAATACTAACCAGATTTGTACCATAAGATACAGGAGTATCTGAAAATGTAATTCTATTTGTTTGACCTACTCTAGACTTATAACCTTCCTTATCTGTTGCATAAACAACATCTTGATACCACTTTCCATCCTTCTCATACTTTGGACCTCTAGAAACTTCTCTTGGTGCTGATACATTTGTCCAAGAAGTTTCCCAAGCACCAAATATAACTGGACACCATCCTGAATTTGGATCGGGTACATCATCTAATTGAACATCGACAACCTGAGTTTCTCCTTCACTAACTCCCAGATTGATAGGATCTAGAACGACAGGATCTAACCAAATATCAGATCCTGGATTTAAACATGCAATTCCTCCATAAAAAGTAACCAAGTATGGAGTTACATTCTCAACTCTGGTTGCATATGGTTGAATAATTTCCTCAGTTTCTGAGTAATCGAGAGTTAGTATTCCTTTTCCAACGGGACCAACAGATTTTTTAACATTATCACCAATAATAGATTGATTTGACTTATAATCAAAATCCTCATCATTGAAGTTTATATTACCTCTAGAATTAGTATGTCCAAGAATTAAATCAATTGAAGTTGTGTATACTGAAGGTCTTAACTGAGAATTTTCAACATCTATAGCATTTTTGGCAATTGCGGAAGATTTTTGTGAAATTAATGTTGTAAAGTTATCAACGAAAAATCCAGACTTAAATCTATCAAGTCCATTTGCATCTTTGATAGTAAAGTTAGCAGTTTCTTTTTCCAATAAAGAAAGAGTTGTATAATACTCAAGATTTTTAATTCTATCTTCAAGTTTTTTAATATCAGACATTCTATATCTCTTATGCTGAGATAAGTTAACTCCAACCTCATCATTAGTACAGAAATACGCAGGAAGAGTGATAGTAGCAATATCTAAAGATTCTGAAAGATTTAATGGTGCTTGAGGATTTTCTGCTGGATCACCAATCATCAGTTCAAATTGTCCTTCTTTTGAAAGAACAATCTTATCAATTCTAGGAAGATAATATGAAAAATCTAAAATAATATCTTCATCAGATGCTAAAATGGGAGTATTTTGGTTGTCTACATTGATAAAATTGTTTGATAATGATTCAAATGGTGACCTTACACCTTCAGATACGATATATGGAGAAACTCTAGGTCTTAAATCAAGAATATTATAATTTTTTATTCCTTGGAAAGATGGAATATTGCAGTAGTCAAATTGACTATAAGAATCAACCGAGAAGAAACTTCCCTCATCGGCAGAATTTATTGAAGTTGATTCAAAAACAATTTTTAACTTTTTAAGTGGTTCTCTAGACCTATCTTTTCTGGTTATTTTTGCATAATCATAAAAAGTATTTTTTTGCCCATTGTCAAATACAAAATCTCTAGTAATATCTTTACAATTTCCTCGATTTAAAGAAGATATAGTTGAAACAACATTAGACTCTTTAAATTCAACTCCTTCTCCAGAAATGAATTCTGAAGAATTTAAACTAATATAGCTTACAGTATTTGTATTGATTCTCTCTACTAAAATAGCAACACACTTACTTTCCTGTCCTACAATTTCTTCTCCCAATATTAAATTAGATGTTGTAAGCGTATTCAGATCTAAAGTAATAGACTGAAGTTCTGGTGTACCAACAGTGCTTGATGTTTCATAAACTCCCAATAATTTTGTAACATCGGGATATCTTAAACAAATACTTTCATCTTGAACTCTTGTTCCGTATGGATAATTTCCGAATTCTAATCCATCATTGACAGTGGTTTGTCCAATTCCAGAATAATTATATTTTGATTTGTCAACAACAATAGAATTAACTCTATTTCTATTCTTTATCTTTGCTGATACATTTAGTTTTTTGACTGTATATGTTAAAACCGCAGTTCCAGTAGAAGCAGATAATCCATTAATTCTTAGATTCTGAGATCCCAATGTGAAGGAGAATTTATCCTCTCTAAGTGAATCTGTACTTCCATCTGGATAGAATACCGAATATCTTTCTTCATCATAAGGTAAAAATCTCTCATTATTTGGCAATACGATTACTTGAGAACTATTTCCTGAAATATTAATAACAGTTTGCTTTCTAATTATTAATTCAGAATTCTCTAAGTTAAGTGTAGATATTTTATCTTTTGGAAATACTGTAAATAAAGTGTTATCTGTTGAACTTTGAAGACCAGACTTTAAAATTCTAAAATCTGATACAGAGAGTTCTGAAGCAGGAAGTGTAGATACGCAAACTCCACTAACAGGAGTAACTTCTTCAATTTCCAACTGTCTTTCAGAAATAGATGATACCTTTGCGTATGTTGGTACAACATTGCCTGGAGTTGAATATGCTACAATATCATCAATCTTTGATTTGCCGGAGAATGTGAAATCAGAACTTGTTACTGTGCTGATACCACCAACTACAGGAGAAATAGAAACAAATCCAGCAAATGCTTTAACTGTCTGTATTAAATCAGCACTAAAGGTTGCTCCAGATCCGACTGGTTCTCCATAAATTGATTTAAAATCATTTACATCATATTGAGTGAATGATTTTATAATTCTATTATTTTGAATACCATCAAAACTTAGTCTTTCACCTCTTAAAAACTTTCCTTCTACATTATATGCAGTAACAATTCCAGAGTTTGTAATAGATTCTCTCAAATATGCAGAAGCACCACTAGAACTACCCTTAATAAAAGTTGGAACCTGCAAGGTAACTGGATTATTCAGTTCAAATTCAATATATGGTTGAACATCAAAAAGAGTAATATCCCACTCATTGGAATTTGGGAACAAGCTATTGTATGACCCTGACTCTAAAGCAAAATCATAGACTCTAGCAAGACCAATTTCCTTTCCTGGTGCTATATTATCATCAACTCCCAATCTTTCGGATCTTAGAGTTACTGTATAATCTGTCGAAATTCCTAAAGAAGGATTTCCATTAACTCTATTCAGTGTAAAAGTTGATCCGGTTGTATAAACAATACTTTGATTTTTTAGTGTTTTAGTTAATCTTGGTTTTGGAAAATCTATAAAGGTTGGATTTGGAATTTCTACTTCAAATCCTCTAATGTATGCCTTTCCTGGAGATACTTTATAAATTCCTAGAGATTCATCAGCAACATTGTTACCATAAGTTGTTTGACCTTCTTTGAATATTCCCTTATTTCCCTTTAAATTATCAAGAGACTCTCTGACATCAACTTTAAATGGGGCAACATAATAGTCTCCAGATTCATCATAAGTTCTTCTAGCAAACTCATTTGCGAGAAGATTATACTCAGCATCTCTTTGAACTTTATCTGGAGATCCATCTACAACTTTAAATAACTCAATATATCCTTCATCTTGAGATTCTGAAAATGAATACTTTGCTAAAGATGCCGTAATTGAAAGTCTATCTGCTCCTGGAGCAGCAAAGTTTGTAAATCCTTGTGAGTTATCTACTAAGGATTCATCATCATCGGATGTAACAATATCTTCAGTTATCTTTAGTCCAATACTATAATTTACATTATTTGCAACAGGATCTAATATTAACGTTTCGCTATTAATATTTACAAAATACCCTCTAATAAAGTAAACTCCATCAGCAATCGTGACAGAAGATCCAACAATAGAAGAATTTTCCGAAGTAACTCTAGATACTCCCTGTCCAGACTGAATCGTAGTAAATCCACCAGAAACAACAGGAACATCATCCTGAGATAAGAGAACTTCTCCAGAATTAAATTCTCTTGTGTTTTGTGATGAATTTGAATCCCTGTATGAAACATATATTATAGTATTGCCAGTTGGAGACTCATTGGCGGGCAAAATAAATTCAACTCTTGCCGTTACTTGAGAATCTTGCCCAATAATATATTTTCCAATAAAATTGTTCAAATAAGAATCTACAGAAATTCCAAGATAGTTTGGTTCTACCTGAATTCCTTCAAAATAGTTGTTATAAACTATATTGCCACCAAGAACAGGAGAACCCTCCTTAAAAATGTGAGATCCGAACTTTTCAATCTGATTTTGTAGAATTGACTGTAAAGTAGTCAATTCTCTAGATTGAATTGGATATCCTGGTTTGAAAAGAACTTTATAAAAATTTTTTTTGTCGTCAAAATCATCAAAATAAGGAGTTACATTCAAATTAGTTTCTTGTGGCATGATTGATTAGAATTGTAAAACGACTTTAATATCCTCTTTCTGATTAGAAGATCTGCTAATTGAGGGTCTGTTATCAACGTAGATAATGTCTCCCGTATATTTTTTTACTTCGGGGTTAGCAAATCCACTTTCAAAATTTTGACCAAGGTATACAGTACCATTATTTATTACCGTAGATATACCGCTAAAAGTATCATCAATTTCAACAATAATAGAATTCACCTCAATGTTATCTTCAGTAGTAAATTGAATTTGGTTGTAACCATTTGGGGCAGATGTAGAAATTCCGGATGTTGTATATCCATATAAAGTCCTGTCTTGCCAATATTTTAAAACTCCGGTTTCATCATTATAAGAAACAACTCTTCCAACAGCAGTTCCTACTCCAGCAATGTCTTGAGTGAATAATGAATTTGGTAAAATTGTTGCCGAATTTTCTTTCAATTTGAGAGCATATACAGAACTTGCCTTTTCTTTATTTAAGATTGAAGTTGAATCAAATGCTTCAGGATTTTGGACAATTCCAACCCTCGCAACCTTATTACCAACTATAAAATCGGGATCTCCAATATCATTTTCAATTCTAGAGTAGAGTAATACATTTGTTGATCCCAACTCTCTATAAATATCAGCACCATGTCCTCCTTTTGGAGGTATTATTACATCAAACTTTGGCGGATCAGTTAAAAATAACCCAGAGTTTTCTAAATCAACAGTTCCATAAGTATATCCACTTCCACCATTTGAAACAAATATACTATCAACTGTTCTATCACTTCCAACAATAACAGTCACCGTTGCTCCACTACCATCACCTTTGATGGGTATATTTTGATATAGCCCAGGAGCACCCAAATTTGTTCCCCTATCTAAGATATTGACAATTTTCAATTGTCCACTTGTTGAAGCGTTTTCAATAACACCAGAATAATCGGGATTTGTCTTCCAATCTCTAGGAACAGGAATAAAGTTAGTACTATCAAACTTTATAATCTCACTAGGTCTTATTGTATAAAGATACTTCCAAACATATCCATCTCCACTAGTACCGGCGGATCTAGGTTCAAAATCGGTGAATGTTGGCTCGTCTAGTGAAGGATTTCCTCTCGCGGATTCTGGAGAAGTTCCGTTTTGAAGACAAATGTAAACTCTATAATCTTGAGTTACAACATAGTAATCTGAAGAATATAAAGAAGTGGAATCTGTTTGATTAGAACGCTTGTCAATACTTATATCATGACGATACATGTCATAAGTTCTTCCAGACTCCCAATTTATTCTCCTTACAACAGGAGAAACATCTCCTGGCGATATTTTTTTGAGAGAAAACATAGTATCCCACACTTTGTTTTCCTCATTAAAGTTATCTCTTGGAAATGGAGGCAACTCTTCCCAAGTAGATAAGTACTCAGTTGAATTTGAGAGTCCCAAAAACACATAGTATGCGTTATCCGCAGAATTAACATTTTCAATAAATCCAAGAGCATTGGATATTCTAAGTTGGTCAGTTATAATTGCCGACATTTTTTAACATTTTTTGATTATTTATAAAGCATAATTAGGAAGAATATTCATAATTTGCAATTTTCAACGGATTATATCTTTGAACAATTGGATGATTTTGAGTAGAAGTCAAATCCACACTGAATTCTTTTGGAAAAATTCTTTTATCTAAGTTGGATATTTTACCCCAACTAAACTCCGCAATATCACTTTCTCCAAAAGTTCCATTAAAATCACTGGATAAATTTTGTACAGGACATAAAACCCTTCTTATGTAAATAAGTCCATATTTTGGATGATTTATCTGTAAAATTTCTGAAGAATATACTTGATAAATGCTATTTAAATTCGTTGATACCCCAATAATTTGACCATTTTTAGCATAAGATATATTAGTTACAATATCATCGCCAATATTTGCATTACTGATAGAGAAATAATCTCCCACTTCCAATTGAGAAATTGTTATAGCTGAACCAACAACAGTATTTCCAATAAAATCTTCATCTCTTAGAATAGAATCTTCCGGAATGTATAAATCAAAAATAATTCCTGGTGGATCAGTTGCATTATCAAGAAAAACTCTATCAACATTATTAACACCAACAACTATACCAAAATCTCCGGAAGCATATGAAATATCAGAAATTATTTCTGTTGTTGTTGTCGGCGGATCAATAGAAACTTTTGGCAATTCTATTTGAGTAACTTCAAATCTGAATGGATTTGTTAAAGGATAATTTCTAAAAGTTTCTCCAATTCCAGGATTATCAAAAACATCAACTTCCAAAATATCTCCAACAGAATATTTGAATCCTTTTGAAGTGATATTAAGATTGTTTATATCAACTACAAAATTTTCGGTAATTGGATCAACAATCAAGTTAATATCAACTGAAGCATTTCTACCAATTCCAGTCTTAGACTTAAGTCTTGCAGAAGTAAATGTACTGTTAGATTCATTCAAAGTTGCGGGATATCCAGAACCATTTGATATAACTTGTAATTCCTTAATTGAACCATAAGTATATCCAGTTCCAGGATTTGTTATTGTAATTAAATCAACCGAACCCGAAGATATTGTTGCTGTTGCTGTAGCAAATTCTGTAGAATCTACACTAAGAATATCTGCAGTAAATCCACTTTCAAATAGATTTATTTCTTCTCCGATTTGGAATCTATTTAAGTTAATTGGTAAAACTTCAATATAATTATCAGTAGTTATTCCAGCAAGGATTCCCGAAGCATCACTATCTTGACCAGATATAAATTCACCAATAATTGCGGTCGAAATGCCCGTAGAAGATATTGTTCCAGTCAAAGTGTCAATATTTGTTAATGCTATACCTATTGGAGATGGATTTGAGAAATATGGATATTCAATTGAAACATTTGGTGCTGTAACATATCCCTCACCCCCATCAACAATATTGATTGAAGTAACTTCACCATCTGTTACTTGGCAGGTTGCTCTGGCGGCAGATTTTTCTGTTTGGTCAATAATTTTAATCTTATTTCTTTCCTTATCTTCAATAATTTCTGCCGCATTATCAAAGAAGGGCTTTAAACTATCAATATAAAATACTGTAGAAACTCCAGTTATATTTGATATTAATTTTGCTGATGGGAATATATTTGATTCATAGTAAACTCTATCTTTTCCAACAAATTGACCATCAATAACAGCATCTACAGTTTGTTTAGACAAAATAACTGGTCTCAAGAAATTAAAGTCATCATATATTCCTTTATCGGAATATATTAAAGTATTTGCATAATCAGAAGATACAATTTCGGAGACAATTCTTTCATTTTGATTTAGTCTCTTAACATCACTAATAATATTCAACGAATCACCAACTTTAACTGGTTCTAAAACATCAACATCTACAACATCAACGTCCCCATTTCCTCTATAGAATACTATAGTAACAGTATCTCCAAATTTTGGTGGTTCTGGGAAGTAAATAATACTTCCCCCCTTAAAGATATATCCCTCACCAGGAACCTGAAGAATATCATTGAATAAAACCAATAAGGTTGCCTGAATATCAATACTAGATCCCTTTTTCGCTCTTAGAGATTTTGTTTCTGAATTAATTTTTATTGGGAAAATTTGTCTTGTGTTATCAAATAAATCATCAAAATTATCAATAACTTGAAGATCTCCAATAGACCAAGATGAGAACTTAGTATCATATACATCATCAACAAATATTTTAAACTCACTAAATGTCTGTGAAGGATCTGTTGGAATTCCAGTTAATCCACCAATAGGAATTGTTAAGATATCAAACGGTCTGTATCCATACCCATTATTTTTAAATGTAAAATCAATAACACTACCATCAGCACCAACTACTAAATCTAGTTTTGCACCTGTCCCAATTCCAGAAGATCCAGAATCCGAACTATAAATTAATGGAATATCGGAGTAACCGACAGGAGAATCAAATACAATTTCTGGAGGAGAATATCTTCTAATGGTTACAATATCATTTTCCGCAATAGATGCTAATGGAGTATCAACAGTAATGAAAGTATTTCCAATTCCAGTAATCTTTACATTAAAATTGGAATTTATTGTAATATAATTGTTAATATTATTAATATTTCTAATACTATTAACATAAACTACTGTAGATCCTACAGAAACTGATTGTGAAGCACGAGTTTCAAAAACATCATAGAAAGCAGTTAAAGCTATTCCAGGATTAACCAAATTCAAAGTTGATGAAATAGAACCATTAATAACTGTAGTAAATCCAAGATAAGTCACATCATAGTCTGATTGACTTTCTGTTCTAATTCCAATATCAACTAATTCTGTAGTTAAATCGTTCAATTTAATTGAAACTTGAGAATCTGCTGGAAGATCTACATCTAGGTTTTCCGCAAGAGTTATTGTAGAACTTATTTGATTAAATCCTATAATCTGAATATCATTGTAAACTGTACCAACTCCAACACTGCATGTCTGAGAAGACGAATATGCTAGTTTATCAAACAATCCTCTCTCTTCATTGATGGGTAGGATATTTAATCCTGAAGAAATTCCAGAAGAAGTTGTAACTAAAATTTCTTTTCCACCAACTAGTCTATATCCACTTCCAGTCGACCCAATTGTTACATTTGAGATTGATCCATCATTAGCAATTGTTACGGATGCTCCAGGAGTTCTCAGTGGTTGATAACCTGCCCCAAATGTAGATCCTGTGCTTACAATTATTCCACTTGCAGGGAGATTTGTTGAGTTTATGTCATCCAGATTTGAAACTTGTTCAGTTTGTTTGAATATAATAGTAGCCTCTCCACCTGGTGATTGTCCAAGAGTAAACGCTCCATCTGGATTGTTTTGTTCATCAAAAGGAACTTGGAGAATATTTTTTACCAAAACAAACAGATTTGATGTTGAAATTCCAGTTACTGGTAATCCATTTTCTTTTAACCCAAATTCACTTCTAATCCCAGTAAACTCTTCGGAAAGACCATCGAGTAAAATATTATCAGAATATGTTGGACTTGCACCATTAATTTGTCCAGATTTATTAAATATTCTTCCAGAGAATGATGATCCTTCAGCAATTCCAACAAAATCAACCTCATCTGGTTTTGGATTTGTTGGTGTGAATGGAACTGGTCCATATGGAGGATCATAGAAGTAAATTGTATTATCTACGATATTATAGTCTCCCGCCAACTTAGTACAAGCAGCTCCAACAGTATGAACTCCTGGAAGAGATCCTAACCAGAATCTATTGACTAATAGAGTATTTGTTGCACCAAATCCAACGACTTTAACCCTTAAGATTTCATTGTCAACCTGGAATATATCTCCACCAATAAAGACTTCTGGATTATCAACTTTGACTCTAACATCTTTCAATCCCACAGGTTCTGATATTGTTGTCTCAAATGAAGTCGGAACTATGGGTTGTTGAATCATATTATCAATAGTAATCAGAGATCTTGGATTTCCCTTTTTGCCAGTGAATGTATGATTTGTTCCAGTTCCATAAGAAGTCAAATTCAGATAATCGGGAACAGACTTTAATGCCTGAGATGCTGACGCGGCAACTCTTACAAACAAATCATTCTCCTTAACAATGTAAAGAGTTGATGGCAATATAGTAGTAACTCCAATTCCTGGAACATTAGTAGCTGCTATTCCAATAGGATCATCACCATTCGTATCATATACAACCTCCTCACCCGTAACAAAATAGTGATTTGGAATTCTAATAGTATCTTCAATTAAATTGACAGAAGTAAAACTTGAAGCATTAAATACTCTTCTAAGAATTCTAAGATTTTTATGGTAAAGTTCAAAAGATCTTCTTATTGCGTTTTCTGTACCAATATAATCAGTTGTGTATGAGTTAATTTGAGATTCATTAAGAGATAGAATTAATTCTCCAGGTGTTTCTGGATTTTCAGTGATAGTCTTTACACCTTGATAATAGTATCTGACACTAAGGTTTCTTCCAGGTAATGGCGTAAAGAATAATTTGCATCTATTACCAACAATTTCAGATTCAAAGGTTCCAAGTTCAACTAAGGAATCATCACTAATTACAGATCCAAATTCGGTTTGATATACATCACTATCATTATTAACAGTAGTGAGTTCTAATGAATTATAAATTCCGTTGGATACATCCTCAACTGAAATATAGTAATAAGAACCTCCATAAACAAGAGTGTGTTCATGAATTTGTATAGGAGTTGGTGCAGTAGTTATTCCAATATTTACAAATCCAGATTCCAATCTAGTATTACTTAGTGCCAATATACCGGAAGATGTTTTTGTAATATCGCCAATAGAAATATTAAAAGTATTAATTTCTAGAGTTGATCCATAAGAAACTGTTGGAGTTGCATTAATGATAATATCTGATCCAGAAATTACTCCACTGTAAGTTGCGAACCCTATTGGAGGATTGAGAGGTTCTGTATATAATTTTCCATATTCAGAAATATAAACTTGAGTTCCATCATGTGTGACATTTAATTCAACAGATTCTCTAAATTGTCCATTATTATCATTTAAAGTAACTAAAATCTTAGAAGATCTATATGAAAAATCTATAGTGGAAATACCAACCGTCGCTGTCGTCCCGGCAGCAATTTTTGATGTCTGGTTATTGAATACAACAAGGTCTCCAAGACTATAATATTCTTGGGTAGTAGATCCCAAACCAACAAAAGTATCAAATAAACTATATGATACTAACTCAATATCAAAGTCATTAAATTCATAATCAAATGGATTGAAAGTAATTTCTCCAAAATTTCCATTAATCTTAAATTCAAAGTTTCCTAATTCACCTACAGTATCTAATCTACCATATTGAGAGACATAACCTTCCAGATTATCATGAATTACTGTAATTATCCCAAATTGCCTCTCATTAAAGAATAGTTTATCCTTAACATATGTAAAATACTTTCTAAATCTAGTTTGGAAAATTGGGAATCTATCAGCAACAACAAATCTTTCTTCTCTTGGAAGATTATTAAATTCTCCACTGAAATCATCTATCATTAAGACTCTATTCCCGATAGATTCGGCATAATCTTGAATTGGAATTGTATTAAATACAATTTGGTCAGATGTAACTCTACCGTCAAGAAGATATGAATTTTCAGAAACCATATCAAAATTAACATAAGAATTCAAATCAATTATAGAGATTAAATCTGAAACTGAATTTAATTCTGAGTATGAAATACTAACTGGATTAGCAGTTTCCGTTGAAGATTCTACTTCAAAAGTTGAAAACTTTTTAAATCCAGATACATGATTTAAACTAGATACTGCGTCATCCCATTCTGAGAATTGAGTTTTTGACTTTAAATCATATGAGAAATACTGATAATAGAAACTGTCTTGAATTCTCTGACTCTTATCATTTAAGAATCCTGTTGTGGTATCCCAACCTCTCGCAACCGTAGATGAAGAATTTGTTTTGTACTCGGCATCATAAAATTGAACCTTTCCTACAATACCACTTAAGTTTGAAGTTTTTCCTGTTATTCTATCACCAGTTACAAATTTATCGTCAGAAAGAACACTAACAAACTCATTCTCTCTATCCCAATATTCAACAATTCCAGTAAACCCACTAGTAGTAACAACTTCTTCACCAATAACAAAATTATTCTTCTGAAGTGTTATTTCAAATGTTGGGAAGTAACTTTGTGGAACGACATAACCAAAAGAGTTAACAGGTCTATAATCACCAGGAATCTCATCACGAACCAAATAATCACTCATATCAATTGTAAAGCTTGCCCCGCTCCCTCCAATTGCTTTGTTTACATTTTGAACTGTGAATAAAGCATAACCATAATTTTCCGAATTAATTCCCTTAACATTTTCATTTACAGTAACTTCATTAGTAATTGGGTCTACAACAATGTCATTAACTCTAAAGTTTTCAAGTAAAACTTTATCACCATCATCAAATGGAAAATCCGCTTCGCTACTAAATGATGGATTTAAAATAAATGTCAATGTTTTATTATCCAGATTATAAGATACGCTTCTAACACTAATTCCGTTGGAATTGTTGATAGGAACAATTATTGGCGTCTTATTAAAAAGACCAGAACTATTTTGAATTATTTCAACTTCATAATCATCCGGAATAAATTTTAATTCTGATTGAGAATCAAATTTATTAGTCAATCCGTCAAGAACTATAAGATCTGGTATAAGAGTATAATTTTTACCGATAGAAAGTACTTTAATATCTTTAAATATACTTAATGGTTCAACATTTATTAATTGTGGAAGATTTCCAGTTGGTCTCAGACTATAGTCCACACTATAATCAAATCCAATATTCTGAATATCAACTTTTTTAACAGAACCAATTTTTTCACTAGATGGAAATAGTAACGCGCCACTTCCAGTTTTTGTAGTAACAGAAGTTATTCCTGGTAGAACTCTATACTTTCTATCTCTAGAAAGAACTGAAACTTTACTGATACTTCCAGTTGTAGAATAAGAGTCAGTTACATATGAAATATTGGAATTGGTTGTAGTATAAGAAGTCTTCTCTGGTCTATTTCTTAAGAAATATTCGAAATAATTTGAACCCGTAGAGTAAACTCTCTTTTGACCAGAATAATAACTATCTAAGATGAATAATGTGCTGTTATCTTTAATATCATCGTCATCAACTCTATATTGAGATTTTGTTTCTGGAATATTGAGTGACGTATTAACTAAAGTAAATTTATAAAATAGTTTCTGTGGAGTATGGTCATTAATCTGTAGTCTAACTTTTGCAAAATTTTCTACACCAATTTCTCCAGTCTTAGTAACCTTAAAGGAATCATCATTTTCGGATTTTATGAATTTTTCAGTAAATTGTTCATCAGCATATAAGTCAAAGTCAAATGCGGAGAATTTTGTGTCATTATTTGTAAATGATAAGGATTCATCAGTTAAAATAAAGTCAACAATTTGATTTCTATAAAGATTAAATGGTGGATTTATGGAGGAAATTTCTCCAAATGATGTTATTGTAATGTCAATAATATTTGGATTTTTTGAAATAGAATCATTATAAGTTTCCGCAAGACTAAAATTATTATCATCCTCAACCACAACATAATAGATTTTATCATTTTCTATGGAAGAACTTGCATCAATGATAGCGCCTATGCGGTTATTGTGTATAACTTTTTGTCCAGTATAATATCCGTGATTATTAATCTTAATTGTATCATTTACTGGGTCAGCTTCTACAAATTGTTTAGGATCAAAAATTAATCTTCTATTGGTATCATTATATTTTACGACAATTTCTCTTTGGGAAGTGTCTTTTACATCAATATCAACCCTTTCATTATAGAATAATGAAGGATTTTCTAATGTAGTTACTCTTGCAATATTCTTAGAAATTTTTCCAACCTGAACATTATCATAATCAGTTTTAAAACTATGATATTTCCTTGAACCGGGATTATCGAAATACAGTAATGTAGAATTATTTTCTGGATTTAAATATTCTCCAGTACTAGTTAATCCAACAATATCTGTAGAAATTCCAATATGATTAGCATCAAATACATAAGCATATAAATTCTCTGGTTCCAATAATTCAAATGTATTTGTTTTATCTTCAGATACAATAATTGACGATCCATCATTAGCATCATAAACGATTTTATCGCCAGTCTTTAATTTGTGCTCTGGCAAATATATTTGCCTAATTGGAATCTCTCTAGTAATCCACTTCTGAACATAAGAAGCAAAATTAGGTAAAGCGATAGAATTTAATTGGTCTAAACTTAATGAACTTGTATTATAATCAACAGTAATTGAACCAAATCCAACATTAAGAACTTTAATTGTTCCCAAATTATCGATAGATGGATCGGTGGAACCAGTTAGACTTACATAATCTCCGATTTTAAAATTGGAAGAATTTGCTGGATTATTAAATACAAAACTAAGTTTTTCATTTGGATCGCCATAAACTAATGCATCTGTAGAGATACTTACCTGATAATTTAAAGGATTAATTTCAAGAAGAATTGAAGTTACATCTCCAATAGTTCCAATACCAATAGAAACTGATGGGTCAAAATAAATTTCATTATTCAATGGATAATTTTGATCTGTCAATAAAATAGGAGAAGAAACATCCCCAGATGTAGGAACTTCAAAGAATCTTGGATTCTCAATTAAGATTGTTCCTGACGGATGAGAAGAAATGCCAGATTTAGTTCTTAAAACATTTATTTTAGAATCTTGTGGGTATATATTCAATACCTTCAGTTCTTCATCACCAATGGTGTAAATGTCATTAGGTCTAATAGCAGTTGACTTTAAATTGCCCAAAACCTTAATAGTTTTTGGTATAAAATTGTCAGCAGAAGTTCCTACCAATATATTCTCATTAAGTGTTAGTTGATTTGTAAACACATCAATGGAAGAACTGACTTCTTTTCTATTGTTAGTAAGTAGTTCATCTAATCCAATTATAGAAATTATATCATTGTCATTTAATCCGTGTGGAGAAGAGCAAACTCCAATAATAGAATTAGAGGTTAATGAAGTACCGAACTCAACATTTTCAATAGTAGTATTAAGTACAGAAATATTATTAATTGTTTTACCTAAAACTTCAGTTACTTCCGCATATGATTTATTTCCAGTCTCATCTTCTCCAAACTCAACTTTATCACCTACACTGTAATTTTCTCCTCCAGAAATAACATCAACATCATCAATTATACCCCTCTCAGTTCTTGATACCTTGTTTAATTGGTCTTCATAATCAATTGGATTGAAGACATAATTATAAGTCGCAGTATCGCTTAAAA